TAATAGAGTATTTCCCAGAAACTATATTATTCCGTTTAAGGGTTATCCCTTGTTCTGCTTGCTCATAATCGTTCCATTCTGTAAGAACAGTATCCGTTCCAGCAATATTTTCTGTTACAGAGGCAATTGATACGATAGGCAATAACTTTAACGGGACAAAATTACCACCGTTTTGGTGTGTATAGTGATATTCAGTAGCAGTTTGTTTTTCGAGCACCCTGTTGAGATAAGATTCTATAGCATAATATACGCTCTCTCTTATCAATTGTAAATCTGGGATGAGAGCAATAGATGCTTCCTCGAACCCCAAATACGCTTTTAAATCTGAATATTCTACCAATTCAAGCATTATTTACCATCACATCAGGCTGTTCCGGGGTTTCGAGCTCATTATCGAATACCCTCTTTGCCTTTTTCTCGTTCAGAAGTTTGGATGCAAAGGGGGTAGGAAGGTCATAAATAACACCCTCCCGGAATAAAACATCCCCCTCTTTTACATCTTCAATCATTTTTATTTTCATTATACAGCGATTCTCTTTTTCATAGCGAGAGCTACCACGCTGAATGTAGAAGCTGCTGTGCCTACTGTAGCCACAAAATCAAGGTATCTGGAAGTAGGATTATCCAGATACAGATATGCTGTACCAGCTTCTGTAATCTGAGTAATAGCCTTTCCAGTAATATCGGCATACGTGGAATCATCATCCGAATCTTGCAGCTTGGCATCTATTGTACCAGAAGAGCCAATTGTACCAGCAGATATAAAAAAATGTATAGCGCTGTATTTTGACATATCGATACTGGCGGTTGTAGGAGAACCAACGGAATGTTCTTCTGCAGCAAGAACCTCAATTATATCTATATTATCTCTTATTGTATTTTGCATTTTTAATCCTTTATTGTTTATAGGAATAATTCTTATAAAAAGAAATTATTCCTTTATACCAAACCATTTATTTTCGCGTCTGCTCGGTCTATCCTGATTCGAATGTACCCGTCAGAATCCTTTCTCCCCATGTGGCAGACTCTGTTCTTATGCAATTCCGCTATGTTACCCGATCTTGTTTCAACTCTTATTATCTGCTCATTTTCTTCAAGAATCTTGATGAAACAATCGTAGTAACACGTTTTTATACAATCGATAGGCATTATGATGCTGCTACCTTTAGTACAGAAAAGGCTTCTGGCATTATCACTTTGCCAGCTACTCTGCGTTTAAAGAGAAAAACAGTCTGATCATATTCAATATACCTGGATTCATCCCTTTTTACTGTCATGCCTGCACGGTCTTTAAGGGCATAGCCATACTTAAGTGAACCAAAAATCAACGGATAAGCACCAGCGCCAATATCAGGCATACCTTCGGCTATGAGCATAGGAAACCCAGCGAACACATTAGGCATTCCTGCCTGCGTACTTGGTTGCCAGTAATAATCGCCATTATCATTTTTTCTTTTTCTGTATGCCATTTCTGTATCTGAATTACAAATATAAGCAGCGCCAGCATTCCTGTAGTATTTCTTGATTTTTGTTTGAAGATCAAGCGCTGTGTCAATACCGTTCGGGTCATTGTCAGTAGAATCGTATATATCAGCCGCTACCCCTGTTACAACATTGTTGGCGAGTACAGTGGCATCTGTCAGTATGCCGTCAAATTCGTTAGTGCCAGTACCGACAACAATGGAGTCATCTTCCGCAGGTGCCATTGCAAGAGGAACCATCCTGGAAAACCTGGACACAAGATCATACGCAGAATCATCAAGTGTATTATTATGCTCATAAAGGAAAACGCGCATGTCAAATACCTGTGCTTTTTCAGCGCCAGCACTTAGTTTTTCCTTAACCATTGGCACATTCACACCAGAGCTACCCCATACTACAGTCGGGTGGGATATGCCTGGAAAATACACAGTATCTGTTCCAGTATTGGAAACATCACAGTATGGTCTTAACTCAGCTATCTGGAATGCCTTGGACAAAATTTCGTTTGCCATGTCTTGTGGAATCCAGAAGCCACCTTCCTTGTCAGAAAGTGTACGCAGTTCTTTGTACTCTTCTTTTTCTTCAGGTGTAAAATGCTCAAAGAAATCATCACGCCGACAATATTTATCGAGCATCCTGTAATGCATTTCACGCTTTTCTTTCTCTGGCTCCTCATTACCAATTTTAAAATCTGGTCTGCCAAGTCTGGTTTGGATATTCTCAAGTTCTTTTTCGATATCCTTCAGCTTTTCCATCTTAACAGTTTCTTTGAGGCGTTTTTGGATATCTGTAATATCCTGATTAATTTTTTCAGTTTTCTCTCTTACTTCAGAACTTGCACCGTCGAGCCTGTTCTTAATTTCGTCAATCTCTTTATCGTTACTTTCTTTGAACTGGTTGAAAGTGCTGTGTACGGCATCAACCAGATCGCGCTTTTCTTGTTCGTTTGCCATTTAGTCACCTATTACCTTCGTAATATCAATATCATTTATATATTTTAAGAAAGAATCGGTTAATTCTTCCAACATTTTTTCGTATGTGTAATCACTTCCAATAATAATTTTTGTCGTTTTTTCTCTCTCTTCCCATAAATCCTTTAATGTTTTATCGCCTGGATTATCATCCATATATACTGCATGCGTTGTACCGCCCCTTATATCTTCCCATATATCCTTAAGAGATCTGACATTCACAATATTAGCGTTCTCATTAGCTTCAAAAATAACCGGAGAAACCTCGAATAATTCTACTTTTTTTATTTGACGGATACCATTTTTATTATACTTGTCTATAAGAGGTATAAATCCGAAGCTGAAAGAATCAATATCTCCATGTTGAATATGGGAAAATGCCTTTTTACCTACTTCTGTATCCAGGTTAAACTTAACCTTGACCCATGCTCCGACTTCATCTTCTCGCGCTTCTAACACTTTTCCAGCAAGCTCGTTATGGTTCCAGAGCAATCTAACCTTCTTGGGCACACGCTTTTTAAAAGTCTGCTTAAAAGCACCCCGAATAAAAGTGCTATCGTAGGAGTCAACCGTATCCCATTTAGTAATATACGCTTCAACAATACCTTGGTCATTGTTGCTTCTTAGCTCATAACTGTTACTGTATATCAAGCCTTGTACAGACATAATTAACCCTTTACTAAAAAACTCTGAGAACACCTGCAATTAACTCGATCACTTACATTAGCCTGGTGATCAAGGGGATATCGGGGGGGCATACCTGAATATTGCCTGGAATACCTGGAATGAATCGGAACCGTTTCCCCGTCTCTATTCTTATGTTGCTCCCTGGTTTCAGCATTGCTTGCAAGCCATTTTTTATGTGTTGCACCGGATAATTTTGCGCTCTCTATCTGACCAATACTGGAAGCAGTGCCAGCAGTTGTTCGTGCAATCCTTAGAGCTCTCTCATCTGAAAAAATTCCGGAATCCAGGATAGCTTGTTGTAACGTTGCAATTGGATCACCAGATTCTATATTTTCTCGAACTTTATCCATTATTATTTTTACGGTATCTTCAGATATTAAAGAAAGATCTGTTAATATCCAATTTTCAGCCTGGAGATATTCCTCTAATGCTGCTTGAAGGTCATCTTCGATCTGCCTTTTTTCTACTACGATATCCTGTCCAAATTTCTGACCAGAATCAAAATAAATCTTTCTGAGAGTTTTCTCCCACAATCCAGAATCTTTTTCTATTATCTTCTCGAAACCAAATTGGTCTTGATATCCACGCTCTATTGCTTGCATTGTTTTACGTTTTTGCCGTTCAAAGAGAAATCCTATCTTTTTAACATAATTTTTTTTAACATAATTCTCAAGTTTATCAGATTTCTGGTCTGCTGTCTCTCTTGTTTCTACGAGAGTGTACAGTTTTTTTTTCTTATTTATAGAACGTTCATCCATTTCAGCACCAGTAGAAACCACCTTGTTTTTAGGGTTTGATTCATCCCAACCGTCGAATTCCTGTACTCCAAGTTCAAATAATCGATTAATATTCTCGAATGGCACTCCCATGTCATACAATTTAGACCCAGTATCTACTTGTTCAAGAGTTGCCTGTCTGATTGCTGGTATCTTAGAAAAATCAGGGACAATCTTGTTACCTTCCCCGAGTTCATCCCGAAATGCATGGTTCATGGCAGAAGTGAAGTCGTCTACCTCTGGGATAGTTGTCATGGTGTATAATATGAGGATAGCAACATGGAAATTATTGTAAGTAGAAGCCTCATTGCTGATAAGGGGAAGAGGAACACCAAAAGTAATCGCTATTTCTTCTTTATTTTTCTCCCTGGTGACATTAAAATCCATCTCTTTCGGGGTCATGGACAGTTGTTGGTACTTCATGTTGTTGCCGAAAACCAAATACCTCTGCCCATCCTTCAATTTCTTATTAACAGAATCGCTAACAGGTTTAAGCTGATCTATAGTGCTGAATTCTCTGTCTACCGTAAAAACACCGTCCGCCCTTCCATTGTTTTGCGCTGCCTTAGCAGTATATTCTTGCAATGCCACGTCTTGGTCTACTGCCTTGCTGCATGCTTGCAACGGAGAAACTCCAACAACAGGATTGGCTGGATCTATAAATTTATAAGGGATTATCTGTTCCGGCGGATAAACTATTGTACCAGGGTTTTCTGGCAAAACATAACCTTCAATAGACCTTTTTGCATCACTCGATATTTTAGCTTTCAGTCTATCGGGAGAAATCGCCCACAACTCAGTTGTTTTAGCACCAGGCTTAACGCGCCACAAATAACCAATCCCTGCCAGATTAACCCACATTGAAAGAAGTTGCTTCATATCTTGTGCTGGCATTTCAGGATTCGGATAATTAAGCAAAGATTCTATAGGATGGTTTTCGATCCTCTCACCATCCTTGTTAGCAACAAAGTAATTTACGCTGGCAAATGCATCTGCTTTTATCTTTACGCACCGATACACCCAGGCAGATTTTTTATAACCTTCCTTAACAGCGTTTTTAATCCGATAATCACCCCATACAACCTCCTTCATCTTAGAAGTCCAGACCTCGGCAACGGCGAGGTTGCGTCGGTCTGGTCTTGAGGAGGACACCAAATCTTCTTTTTCGATTACAGGTAGTTGAGGAGATATGTCTATTTTAAAAAAACTATTATATGCCATAAAATTACTTAATTAAGTTAACTAACTTATATTGTAAAAAAAATTAACAGACCAAAATTTCTTGATCTTCCTTAAATTCAGTATAAATTCCATACCTTAAAGCATCGCACGAATGGTCTGCCTGCTTGAGGGGCTTATCCTCACCTCTCTTTTGGGCTCGATCATCCCATACGTAACTCTGATGCTCTTTTATCGTGTTTACACAATTATGAAAGATTGTCAAGTGTTTATTTTGCAATTTCTTAGAAACCAGCTTAATCCCATCCAGGACTGAATTATCAGCTTTTCTGATTCTGAGATTTCTCTGTGCGCATTCGAGCAGAAAACTGCTTGCACTGGGGTCTATTATTATATGCCTGTAATCTGGTACATCCTTAACGAATTCAACGAGATCATCCACATATTCTCTGTCTGTTTTTTGCCTGTTTTGCGCCTGGGAATCCCAGTAATATTCTTTAACAACATGTATATTTTTAGCAGAATTGAATCCAATCAGCAAAAAAACACATGGGTTATGAGTTCCATAATCGATACTTATTATATACTCAATACCGTTGCCGCCGGCATCATAATCGTATAGTTTATGTGTTTTAGTAACATGAATATCAGTATCGAACATATCGTAAATGGCGCCCTCTGCCATTACCCAGAGACCATCTATAAATCTCTTATACCATAGCCCCGTGTACTCCTTCTTTAAATCAGCAACATATTGTTGATCGAGGAACGTATTGTCATCTATATGAAAATGAAACCGCTTGAGATTTAGCTCATCTTCTCGTTCAAAATACTCTGTATTTAAATAATGATAAGGAGAATCGGGATTTGTAGTGCCAAAAAACTGTGAACCACGAACGGATAACCTGGATAGCAGCATCTTAAAGAACGATTCGGCATACAAACTGATCTCGTCCCCATACGCACCCGCAAATGTACCGCCCCTGATCTTTGTTTCTGCACGTTCATCATTCGCCCCGTATCCCTTCAGGTAATGATCACCTATATATATATCCTTGCCTTTATCAGCCCACCTAATAACATTTTCCCCAAAAATATCTTGCATAGGCTGCAGCACGTTAGTTCTTAGAGTATCAAGCGTTTTACCGACCATTACCTTTAACCCAGGCGCTCCATAATACACATAATGAATCCAGTCGAAATACGTGGCATATGTCTTGCCAGAACGCACAGACCCATCCCAAATATTGAGACGGGCTGTAGAATTTTTTAATGAATAAATTTGCTTAGGATGAAACATCTTCTTTTTCTATAGGTATTTCCAAAATGGAATCTGATTTTTTAATCATATGGGCAGGGAGAAATCTTTTAACCTCCAAACAACGAGAGCTTTTAAGCATATCGGCAAATTTTACAAATAACTCTTTCTCTTCGTCCGTATCCCCTAAAAACAATACAGATTTTTTTCTTAATACTATTTTCATTTATTTTTCCCTCATCCCATTAACATATTTTTCAATGGCTTCTGTGAGTTCTTTAGGTGAATCAACAAAAAAATACCCACCTTCTTTTTTGCTTGGTTCTTCTTTTGAATTTAGCTTCCTCAATTCCTTCAATATTTCGAATAGCAAGACATCCCGCACGCCACAAGACCATAGCCATTCTTTATCACCAAGCTGGTCAATATAGTCTATACGCACAACCAATTCATCTTCATTATTGTAACTGTAATTAATTTTGATACTGCTTTCATCAATTTTTTCACACATCCAAAACCTCCTATTTCTTCAATTCATGCAATGCGTCGAGAAATTTATCGAACTTCTCTGCATCCTTGCTATCAGCCTGCTCAACCTTATCAGTCTGCCCTAAATACTGTTTACCAAGCCATATAAGCATAGCGGTATTACCTTCATGGACAGCCTTTTTCCACTGTGCCCTACGCAGAGAACTTTTGCCCCCTTCAGAATGTATTTTGTAGTATTCGGCAAAAGTTTTACCGTATTTCTCTTTTACTCTACGAGACAAAGTATCGGTAGATGTTTTGAGAAAACTCGCAATTTCAGATGCAGTGCATTGTATCTTGCATAACTCCTCAATATTTTCCCACACCTTATCCGTAAATTCTATTTTCGGTCTACCATTTTTCTTAGACATTATCCAAAACTTCCCGTCTATTTCTTATCGCTCTTTTCACTTTTGCAATCATTTTGTATTCAAATAATCCCATACCGATATCGCAATTGCGTCTCCCTAATAATATATCGGCTACATTATCAGGCGGATATTCAAACTTTTTTTGAACATATGTATAAAGCCAACTTGGATTTACAAAAATCCTCCTTAGCCCTTCGCCATACTCATCTAAAAACAATTCAAATTCTGATTTATCTTCATACCCCATCATAATTCCTCCATATAATAATAAGGGCGGTGGATGGGCTTTCACCATCATGTTCGTTCCCAGAACGCGCAATTTTCTGCCACACCACCCATAAATAATTATATAAACTTCCGATTATATTGTCAATGTTATTTATTCTTATTTATCAGCACATATCCAAAACTGCTTATCCCGAAGTTCTTCCCTCAATATCTGTTTTTACCTGACCGATAAAATCATCAAGAATTAGTTCGTTACTATCCATAAGATTGATATCTATATCAGCGAAAATCCTTTTATAGCTCATTCCGAGTTTATGGAAATCTATCTTTAAACGAACTGCCGTTGGGAAATGTGTACCTACAGACATCTCCACATAACAATCCCAGGGCATAGCATCACGTATTTTTCTTAAAGTGTTTGTATCCATTTATTCCTCCTCAACCGGAATTAACCATGCATAGTGGGTGAAATATCCTGGAGTATAACTTTCGTTTTCGTCAGAAGCGCCCCAAACTCCGCGATGAACATATTCAGTGCCTATTAAATGACCCACAACACACAATTCACCATCATTCCATTTCAATACCTGCCCTGGATAAAAAACATGGTCAGGTTGTATCTCTTTCCAGTCAAACTTCATTGACTTTAGTATTTTCTGGATATTCATTCCATAAACTCCCTATTATTTAAGGCTTCACTCATTATTATGTACAGATTAAACCCTTTGATTATTTCAATGCCAGCAATCTCCAGCCAAAAGGCAACGGAGTTGTTTTTGTAGAGCCAAATTTTTCAGAAAAAAGCATAGGAGTTCTCTTGATTGATACCCCCCGATTAATACCACCTATTCGAAACCAAATTACATCCTTACTGATATGCCCGTATAGTATTTTAAAATTAAAACTTATGTTGAGATACCCAGGGGATTTCTCTAAAATGAGAAAGGGCAACCTATACCTTTTCCCTATTCGGTATTTATAGCTGATATCATTAATGAATATCGTTTTCATTTGATTCCTCCTTATTCAAAAGCTAAGCACTCCGGGTTGGCATATTGATTCCATATCCATTCATCAGGGCACTTCTTGGTCTGCAGTGCTTGGGCATATATCTCACAATCTCCGTTCCGGTTACATGAAGAGCATTCAGCTTCTTGGAAATAAGATATATCTGATGTGTATGTTATTTCATACAAGGTTTGAACATACTTATCAGATGATGGTAGCCTTTTCCGGATTTTATCGGCTAATCCCTTATCCCATATGTAACAAATGGGAGAATCCTCCTGGGGAGTTATCTTGTTAGGATATTTAGCAACCCATATGGTTAATCCGGTTATCTTTCCGTCTTGATCGGTGTTTATGTAGTACATCTATTCCTCCTGCTTATGTAAACCCCCATGTGTCTAAGGTTTGTTCACATAATACTCGTAAAAAACCTCAATCCACATCATTGTATCAGTTCTATCTGGAATACAAGGTCTAATCTTCAAGATTTCTTTAGCTTGCAAAGCATTGATTTTGGATATTAATTCATGCTTGTTGTTATATGCTATTTTCTTAATTCTAAAGGTGGTTTTCATGATATGAAACTCCTTGTTGCATATTTAAAGCCATATTCCTTGTAATATTCTTTGCGTTGTTCTTTCTCCATATCCCTGTCTATAAAGAACTCAGTTATAATCTGGAAAATATAGCAGTCAAGCGTGGCGGCTGATAACTGATTAACAGGATCATGAGCATTGAAACGATTTTCAATGAAATATTCTGGATTAAGCCACACATGCCTTGCAGCTACCTTCATCATCTTGGGTATGCTATGCAAAACGCCAGCCATTTCCTCATAGAGTTTTTTATAAAATTGATCCACTTTTTCCACATCAGCTATTTCACTGGCTACATCATACAGAGAACATTTCCCAAAACCATATTGAGTTATTGCAACAATCAACTCTCCAAGCTCCTCTATAGCTTTAAGTCTTTGTGCTTTTTCTCCAAAATTCTCAATTGCTTTTTTATATATATTCATCTATTCCTCCATTGATTCCATAGGCTTGGTTGTTCTGTGATAATAATTGAAATTTCCAGGTTTATACTGCACTTTATATTTAATTCCACACCATGTTA